TATATCTTAGGCATTAGGCTCTTCTACTACAGGTTCTTCTTGCATAGCCTGTAAATGCTCATCTTGCATAGCTTCTCGGTTAGCTTCAATGATAGCTTCGGCTTCAGATTTACTTAAATCGCCATTATATTTCATAAGCAACCCAATCTCATCAATCATATGATGATTTAGCATATGCTCATCCATTAAGATTTGGTCTTGTACTGTTTTTGGGTATTCAGGCTCTTTAAAATCAATCTTCAGCTCTTCAGGTAAAGAAATATTGTTGTATGATGCAATCTTTTTCTCAATATCGTATAAATCAAACTCATACATCCGATAAAGGTCTAAATCGTCTTGATAATCTTCAAAACGCTCTAAATCTTTAATCTTGAGTGCAATCCCTGATGGAGTTTCTCCACCATCTTGAGCAAATTGCACATATAGGTGATTATTCTGAGCAACTAAGTCCAACTGAAATTTAACAGACTCAATTACTGCTTGAATATCGCCTTCAGGAGCAGCAATACCAAAAGTTGAACCTTCGGGTAGGTCAAGTATTGTATCACTCCCTGCTCGTTCTAATTTCTTATCCCCATACATCCCTGTAATATATGGTTGCCCAAACATTTGGAATCTCAAGCCTAATTGAAGCTCTGTCATCGTTATGTTTACTTGCTCATTACAGCTAACAATGTCATTTGCCCCTTCTACGAAGAAAGAATCAATTTGGTCTTCTCTGTGGGTGAATAAAAATGGTATTACGCCATATCCGTGTAGATATTCATTCATAATATTGCCATCTTCATCAAAATGTATGTATCTTTCCTTATCCCAATAGGCATAGTGCAATCTTTCGGCAGCAGAAACATCGCTTACATTCATCATAATCGGATATGTTATTGCTTCAGGCACAAAGGGGTTCTCGCCAAGATGTACATCGAAGTAATAGACAGGTCTATAATCAAAGCAGGGCTGTGGGAGGTCATCACGATATATTACTTGTGTTGCAACAGACCCTACAAGACGAGTCATTCTTTCAATATGCTTCATTTTAGCATCTTTTTTACGAGTCAAGGAGGAGTACGAATCACTCACATTGCGAGAAGCCCCTACTGTGTAAATTCTTGACATCTTATTGATAAACCTGCGTGTAAAGTTCGCATTATATACAGGAATCTCTCTAAAAGCATCAGCAGAGAAGTATTCATCAATATATTTGTCTGTTTCTGTACCTGTATAGTAATCAAGCAGCTTGCGTATCTCATCTCGCCTTGATTGTGCTATACTTAGCTTATAATCCTTGACCGATTCCTGTATTATGTCTATCGGGTTTATCATCGTGAAATTACTCCTAATTCTCGTTGTCTAATTGGAAATCTGTTTAAAAAGAAATACCTGAAAGCATCCATACTATGGTCGTGCCTTCCATCTTTAACAGGGTCAGGCTTTAAATCCTTACCTTCTCCTGATTCGGGGTATCTATAATTCTCTAAATCTTCTGCTAAACCCATACACTTTTTGTCTAAATGTACAAACCTCTGTCCTTGTGCATTTTCTATAAACCCTCTAACGTGGCTTACTCCTGATGCAATACTTCTTGACACCTTATCTCTAATACTTCTTACTTGTATGCCTTTACGCCTAAAAATCTCAATATCCCCTAATCCTGACTGTCCCTGTGCTTGCATACCTGCAGGGTCACCATAATACTCTCTTACATTGTAATGCTTTGCTTGAATCATCTCTGCAAATTCGTCAGTCTTGATGTTTGGCTTGTGTACAATCTCGTCTATTACATTTATATGCGTTAAGCCGCCAACCATATGAGTTTGAAACCATATTGCAGCAGGCATCCTAAACCCAAAGTCTATTGAGCAAAAAGTAGGGTAATTAGGGTTATATGGAAACTCTCCAATATCCAAAGCCCTATCAAAAGGGTAAACTCTACCTTCAAACGAAGTAAACATTGCCCCATATTCCTGCTCATAAAGCTCTTTTGACATATTTCGCTTACGTTCAATGAGGAATTGGTCTTTCTTCCCATCAGGGAACACTACATTGTTATCCCAAGTTGGGGCTTGGTGAGATTCCCATAAATCATCTGCTTTCCCAAGCAAAAACAAATCATATATCCAATTAAACCCTTCAGGGGTCGTTATGAATATAGCTTTGCCTTTTCTATCTGACAAGGTTGGCGAAAGATACATATCCCATATCTTCCTTTTCATTTTAGCCACCTCATCCATAATTAGTAAATCTAACCCTTCCCCAACAAGTGAGTCAGGATTATCAGCAGATTTAGCCTCTACAGTAGTTCCCCACTTAAATTTTATAAATCTTTCCTTTTCAGAGGCTCTTTCAATGTCATTAGCACGACCAATTACCATCTTTTGCCATACTTCTCTAAACATTAAGTCTGCTTTATCGTAGGATAACCCAACCAACCATATCTTTTTGTTAGGTTGAGAGGCGTAATAGGTTGCCTCCATCGCAGAAGAGGTAGTTTTGCCAAATCGCCTCCCACATACCATAACAAAGAATCTTGCTGTATCTTTGTCAGGGAAATGGAGCTTTTTTTGACCTGCGTGGGGCTTATAACCCATAAAGTCAAACCATTGCTGCTTATATTGTGTTTGATTATCCATTAATACTTGCATCTTACAAGTAAAGTAATTTAAGTTACCCTACTTGTATTATGCAACATATTGTATGATACAATTTCCAAATAACAATATATAGGAGGACAGTATGTCCGAAGAACAACCTGTAGCTACCGAAACAGTAAGTGAGGAAACTACAAAAGAGGCTTCTACAACTTTGACCGATGAAGGAGCATTAATTGCAGAGAGCAAAAAGTATCGTAAAAGGTCACAGGATGCTGAGGCACGATTAGCAAAACTTGAATCTCAATTAGCTAAGGCTGAAGAAGCCAAGTTAAAAGAGCAAGGTAAATTTCAGACTTTATATGAGGAAGCTGAGGCTAAAATGGAAACATTAGAGTCAAATGCTGATAAATGGTCAAAGTATGAAACTGCAAAGCGTGAAGCCTTATTAGAAAGCGTTCCTGAAGGCGAGAGAGAATCTTTGGCTGATTTGCCATTTGAAACTCTTGAGTATGTAACTAACAAAATTAATAGCGTTAAGGCTAATGTACCTGAAGTTGTAGGTAACACAAGGCAACCTGAGAAGCCTATGGGTGATTGGACTGAAATGAGTCCAAACGACCTTAGAGATAATTGGGAAGCGATAGTCCAAAATGCTGTGAATAAATCAAAAAAATAACTCTACTTGAAGGCTAAAAAGCAGTTGATAGAGAGTTTAATTGAGTAAAGGAGTTTGCAATGGCTGCAGGCGATTTTTTAGATAGAACAGCAGGTGCTAATTTTATACCTGAATTGTGGGCAGAACCTATTTATCAGTTCTTCACACGACAAAATAAATTAAGAGGCTCTGTAGATGACTATAGTGCAATGGTTAAAGGACAAGGTGATACAATCCATATCCCTAAAATTGCATTAAAGGCTGCAGTTGAAAAGGGTAGTTCAGCTGCCATTGATTTCACTACTGCAGGAACAGCAGGTAAAGTAGATTTGTCTATTGACAAGCATTATGTTGTGCCTGAATTGTTTGAAGATATTGCTTTAATTCAAAGTAATTCTGAGCTTATTTCAAAATACACCAAAATGATGGGCGAATCTATTGCTCGTCAAGTTGATGAACATATGTGGGATGAGTTAGATGGCTTCCAAACAAGACAGGACTTGAGTGCAAATAATACTTTTGCAGCAGATGACTTGGAAACTACACTTTCTAATTTGTATGCTTCAGACTTAGAGCCAAATGAATGTTCTATGGCAGTTAATAGTTTAATATTGGCTGATATTATGAACCCTTCAAGTGGTGTTGCGAGTTATTTTGTTCGTGCTGATGCTGTTAGCGGAAGTGGACAAGAGCTTAAAACAGGTGCTGTTGGTCTTGTTTATGGTATGGATGTGTTTTATTCAAACGCAATCAGTACAGCAACAGATAATGATAAATCTGTTGGGGCTGTTTATGTACCAAGTGCGTGTGCATTTGCTGCACAACAAGATGTAAGAGTGCAATCTCAATATGATATTGCATATCTTGGAACAAAAGTAACTGCTGATATAATCTATGGAATGAAATTACTTGATGCGTCAGGTGATTTGCGTGGGTTACAGTTAGTGAACTTAGGTTAATCTTAGCGATTGATTAAAGATAGGGGGTGGGGAAACTCACCCCTTATTCTGAAGGAGTATTTATTATGTATTTGAAAAATTTAGGTTAAAAATAGATGAGAAGTAAATACGAAAATACTGTTACAGGTCAAAACAGAATTGTACGCAAGAAGGGTGACTTGACAGGTGTAGGCAAAGGAGATTGGATGAGAATAACTAATCTCGATGAGAAGTATAAAAAGAATTATGACAAGATAGATTGGTCTAAGTGAAAGACCTATTAGAAAGCATTAAAAAGCACGAAGGATTCGTTGAACACGTTTATGACGATTCTCTTGATATCCCTACTATTGGGTATGGCTTTGCTATAAAAGATTTAGTATTAGATGAGGATATTGCAGAAGAAATCCTTATTAGAAAATTAGAGAAACTAAAGCGTAATGCTAATGCTCGCTTTCAATGGCTTGAAGATATGCCACAAGAAATTCAAGCAGTAGTGCTGAATATGTGTTATCAGCTTGGCGTTACAGGTGTATCAAAATTTAGAAAAGCAATCTCCGCTCTTCAAGAGGGTGAATGGCACGAAGCTGCTGATGAGATGCTTGACAGCCTATGGGCAAGACAAACGCCTAATAGAGCAGAAGAATTATCAAACATAGTAAGGAATCAGTCTGAGAAAATCAGTTCTTAAAAGGGCAATAGTAACCCCTGATAAGCATTTTCCTCTCCACGACCAAAGAGCTATCAATGTAGTATGTAAGGCTATTGAAATGATAAAGCCTGATATTTATATTGACTTGGGCGATACAGGTGAATGGGAATTGTTTGGAAACCATCATTGGAAGAATTTAGATAGACCGCCTGACCATATTTTAATCCCTATGTTGGATAAATCGGTCAGACAAGTGAATGATGGGATGAACCAAATTGATAAGTCTTTAGATATAGCAGGGTGCAAGATTAGGCATTTTGTTCAAGGTAACCACGAGGTATGGTTAGATATTTTTTCCAAGAAAGAAACAAGACCTCGCTTTCTTACACAGAACGCCTTGAATCTGAAGGAGAGGGGTTATAAGTTCCACCCTTACTTCAGGAAGCGACCTCTAAAGATAGGTAAATTGAATTTTACTCACGGACATAGAACAGGGGTACACCACGCTAAAGCACATTTAGCTATGTATAAAGAATCTGTTATGTATGGACATACTCACGACTTGCAGAGGTTTACAGAAACAGGATTAGGTGGGACTTTATCTGCTTGGTCATTGGGTTGTTTAAAAGATATTAAGAATGATGAAGATTGGCTTAGAGGTAATCTCACTAATTGGAATCACGCATTCGCAATCGTAGATTGGTTTAAGAATGGTAATTTTAAGGTTGATGTTGTTGAAATATATGATGGCAGAACAACTGTTTGGGGCGAAGTGATAGATGGGAATAAATAGTGGATTTATCAATAATAGACCAATATGGACTGCCTATAGCAATCACAATAGCTTTCGGCTACTTTATTTGGAAGCAGCAGACTTGGATTCAAAAAGAATTAGTTGATGATTTAGAAAATCAGTTTCGTAGATTAGAAGGCATAATCATAAAATTGATTGACCAACAAAAGATTACGCAGATGGACATTAAACAAGTAAAGGGCTAT